GGGTCCTTCTGCGGGGGGTGGGGTGTGAGGGTGTTTGTACTCGCGGAAATTGACTTGTGCGTGCCTGAAAAAATCGATTTCGTTTCGTTTCGGGGGTCGCATGGCTAAGGCTTCAAAAGCGGCTGATAGGCCTGCCCTGCTTGAGTATATTGCCCTTGGCGATCTGGTTCCTTATGCCCAAAATGCACGTTCTCATACCGAAACGCAGGTTGCACAAATTGCGAAATCGATCGAGGAGTTCGGCTTTACTAATCCGGTGCTGATCTCGGCTGATAATTCCATCATTGCTGGGCATGGCCGGGTGATGGCGGCCAAACTTCTCAGCATGGCTGATGTGCCTTGCTTCCGGCTGTCGCATCTGACCGAAGAGCAGCAGCGGCTCTATGTCATCGCCGACAATAAGTTGGCGCTCAACGCCGGTTGGGACGAGGATATGCTGCGCCTTGAGCTGGGCGAGCTGCGCGACCTGGGCGCGAATCTTGGCTTGACCGGCTTCGATGCGTCCGAGGTCGATGCGCTGTTTCTGGACGAGGAAAACCTCGAGCAGGAAGGTCTGACGGGCGACGATGATGCGCCGGGTCTGGACGGCTCGTTTGTCTCTGAAGCTGGCGACGTCTGGATCTTGGGTGATCATCGGGTGATGTGCGGCGACAGCACGGTTCTGGCGGATGTCGAAAAGCTGTGCGGTGACGAGCCGATTGACTGCTCCTGGACCGATCCGCCCTATAACGTGAATTACGAAAGCAAGGCGGGCAAAATCAAAAACGATCACATGGGCGACTCCGCGTTTCGGGAGTTCCTACGGGATGCGTTCGTCGGTGCCTTCGCTGTCATGCGGGTTGGCGCGCCGATCTATATCGCACATTCCGATACCGAAGGTTTCAATTTCCGGGGCGCTTTCCTTGAGGCCGGGTTCAAACTCTCGGGCTGTTTGATTTGGGTTAAACCGGCGCTTGTCCTGGGCCGGTCGGATTACCAGTGGCGGCACGAGCCGATCCTCTACGGGTGGAAAGAGGGCGCCGCGCATTCCTGGTATGGGGGCCGCAAAAACACCACGGTGGTTGATGCGGTTGATATGCCGTTCCGGGTGGAGGATGGTGGTGGCGCGGTCCAGATCGAGGCGGGCGAGACGACGCTGCGCATCTCTGGGGCCGATCTGATGGTTGAGGAGTTGGTCGGGTCTGTGATCCGCGCCGAGAAACCCAAGAGATCGCCGGAACATCCAACCATGAAGCCGGTCGGCTTGATCTTGGGCATGCTTAAAAACAGCAGCCGACGCGGTGACGCGGTGCTGGATCTGTTCGGGGGGTCCGGCTCCACCTTGATCGCCTGCCAGAAGGTTGGCCGACGCGCGCGCCTGATGGAGTTCGATCCGAAATACTGCGATGTGATTGTTCGTCGCTGGCAGGAATTCTCGGGCAAAAAGGCAAAGCTGGCCAGTTCGGGTGAGGGCTTCGATGCGCTGGCGCAAAAGCGGCAGAAAGTTACGGAGGATGTGTAGTGCCGGGTCGTGCGCTTCCCCTTTGCGAGTTGATCGGTCTGATCCTCTCGGGCTCTAGCCTGGCGCGGTCCTGTGGCCTGCGCTGGGCTTTAAGCTGGTGGGCCGCTCGTGACTGAAAACCCACCTAAAGTGCGCAAGGGTCCACCTCGCGCCCTGCGGACAGCCTCTCGCAAAGTTCGGTTCGTCGCGCATCGCACTGGTAATGCTGCCGATACCATCGGACCGCTCTCGGATGGGGTGGCGGTCACCGGGCTGACGGCTGGCCAATTCTCGGCAATCGATGCGATGGAGCATATGGTGAACGAGCTCGGGCCTGCGGTTGTCAGGCTCTCGACCTGGACCACGGGCATTTATGATGTGCAGCGAGCGCGCGAAATCCAGCTTGATGGCCGGATTAATGAGTGCCGGGTTTTGCTCGATCGAGGCACGTTTGAAAAATCGCCGAAGTTTGCCGGGCCTTTAATCCAGATTCTGGGGGTGGATGCGTTCCGGTGCCTGTCGGTTCACGCGAAGGTCATCATTGTTGAGGGCGCGCGCTGCACGGCTGTGATGCGTTCGTCGATGAATTTGAACAAAAACCTGCGCACCGAGCAGTTCGACATCGACGTGGGTCCAGCGATCGGGGCCTTCTTCATCGAGTGGTTTGATGCGCTTTGGGACGAAAGTGGCCGCACTCGGGATAATCAGGCGATCATTCAGGCGGTGTTCGATCGGTTCTTGGCTCTGCCACCTGTCGCGCCGGTGGTGCGAGCGGGTCCGGCCGACGCGGATGATCTTGGGTCGCTGGTTCTTGATCCTCTATTCATGGACGATGATGGGGTGCCGGGCACATGAGCGGCGCGGGTAATCCCACCTACCCTGCAAAAACTATTGCCAAGCTGCTGATGCTGACCGAGCGGCGCGTGCAGCAGCTTGCGAAGTCGGGTGTCGTGCCTCGGGCGGAGCGGGGCCGGTATGAGCTGGCGGCTGCCGTTCAGGGCTACATTCGGTATCTGCAGGATCGCGCTGCTGGGCCTGCGGCGGATGCGGGGGCGATCGATTACCATGTCGAAAAGGCTCGAAAAACGAGGGCCGAGGCGGATATCGCTGAGATGGAGGCGGCGAAGCGAAAAGGTGACGCGATCGACGCGGCCGAGGTCAAACGTGCATGGATGCTAATCTTGGGCGAAGTTCGCGCAAATCTGCTGGGCAACACTCCCCAGCGGATTTCCTCCCGCATTCATGGCCTGTCGGATGAGGCTCAAATAAAGCGGATAATTCGGGACGAGATCGCTCTGGCCATGACGGTTGCGGCTAATGCGGATGTTGAGGAGCTGTTTGCGGATGGGTGATCGGCCTCCAATTGGGGCGGTGTCTCGCCGGATTGCTGCCGAGGCATTGCTGTCGTTTGCGCCACCTCCGGATGTCGCGCCTTCTGTCTGGGCTGAGCGGTCGATCTACATTCCTGTCGGCAATGCGATTCCGGGTATGATCCGGTTCGACAACGCTCCTTACCAGCGCGAGCCTCTTGATCTGACGATGGACCCATCTGTCTCTCGCATATCGCTGATGTGGGGTGCGCAGGTGGGCAAGACCACTCTCGCGCTTTGCGGGCAGGCGTTTCGCATCGCTGAAAACCCAATGAGCCAGATCATGCTGCAGCCGTCGCAGGGCGATCTGCACACTTGGCTCGAAACCAAATTTAACCCGATGGTCGAGGCGAACGAGGTGCTGCAAAACCGGCTTGCCAAACCTCGCGGCCGCGACGGGGTAAACAATCAGTCGATGAAATCCTATCCGGGCGGGTTCCTGATGTTCTCCTGGTCGGGCTCGCCAAAGACGATGCGGGGGAAGTCTGCGCCGTTCATCGTTTGCGATGAGACGGACGGTTACGATCGGACGCAAGAGGGCCATCCGGTTTCGCTGATCTGGCAGCGGGCCGCTACCTTTGGCGATCAGCGGCTCCTTTTGGAAATTTCGACGCCAACGATCAAGGGCGTGTCCTACATCGAGGGCGCTTTTGAGGCGGGCGATATGCGGCGCTTCCATGTGATCTGCTCACATTGCGAGGCTCTGCAGCACCTGAAATGGGCGCAGGTCACCTGGTCCAAGTCGGACACGGGTGAGCATTTGCCGGAAACTGCGGGCTATGTCTGCGAGGGGTGTGGTGTCGTCTGGAGAGACGCGGAGCGCGTGCAGGCTGTTCGCTCGGCTGAAAGTTCCGGCGCGGGCTGGATTGCTGAAAAGCCGTTTCGGGGTCATGCGTCATTTCACTTGAACGAGCTCTATTCCTGCTTTCGGCGCCTCGAGGATGTGGTGCAGTCCTTTCTGGAAAAGAAGGCGGCGGGGGACCTGCAAACGTTCGTGAACGTGTCGCTGGCGGAGACGTGGGAGGAGGAGGGCGATCAGGTCGAAAGTGCGGACCTGATCGCGCGCGCTCACCCCTTTGATGGGGTGGTGCCGGTGGGTGTCGGTGTGCTGACCGCCGGGATCGACATGCAGCAGGATCGCCTCGAGATCGAGGTGGTGGGGTGGGGTCTTGGCGAGGAGTCCTGGTCAATCGACTATCGGGTCCTCTACGGCGATCCGATGCGCTCTGAGGTTTGGGAAGAGCTCGACGCGGTCTTGGGTGAAACCTTCGGGCATGCCTCGGGCGCCCAGCTGTCGATCGCAGGGGCCTGTCTTGATACCGGCGGCGGCGAGGGTTTGACGCAGTCGGCTTATGAATATGCGCGCGGCAAAACCGGCCGGCGCATGTTCGCTGTCAAAGGTGTTGGTGGCTGGGGCCGTCCGGTGGTTTCGGCTCCGAGCCGGGTCCGATCGCGGCGCGCGCGGATGGTGCAGCTGTTTGCGGTCGGTGTGGATGAGGTGAAGGTGATCGTGTCGCGCCGGTTCGGCATCGTGGAGCACGGGCCGGGCTTTTGCCATGTGCCGTCCAGCCGGGCGCCGGAATGGTTCGCGCAGGCGACGGCCGAGGCGCTCCGGACGCGGATGTCGCGCGGGTTTTCGGTGCGCGAATGGCACAAAACGAGGGATAGAAACGAGGCGCTCGATTGCCGGGTCTATGCCTACGCCGCTCTGAAGCTGGTAAATCCAAACGTTCCGCGCCTGGTGCGGGGGTTGGTGCCAAAAGATGATCCTGTCGAGCCATTGGAGCCTTTGGAGACGGAGGCTGCGCCGTCCGTCCGTGTTGCGGGCAAACCGCCAGAGGATTCCGAGGCGCCGCGCGGCGATGCTGGTGCGAAGCGAGTATGGCGCGCGAAGTCGAAAAAACGGCCGCGCAAATGAAAAAGGGTCTAGGCGTTGGTCGGTTTGATTCCATCAGAAATTTCGGCTGGCATCACCTTTCGGGTGCCGTTGTCTTTTTCCGAATACCCTGCTCCTGATTGGGAGCTGTCCCTGATCCTGCGCGGGCCGGGTCCGATTGACCTGGTCGCGGCCGGGGTGGATGAAACGCACACATTCTTGGCGGACGCTGTCGTTACCGCGGCTTGGGCACCGGGCTCGTATTGGTGGCAGCTGCGCGCGTCAGATGGGTCCGATGTGGTTCTGGTCGCCGAGGGCCAGACTAAACTTTTGGCGGATATCTCTGCGGTGGTCGGTGAGTTTGATGGCCGGTCGCATGCTCAGCGGGTCCTGCAGGCGATTGAGGCGGTGATCGAGGGCCGGGCTTCGATCGATCAGGAGTCCTACTCGATCAACAATCGTTCGCTCTCACGGACGCCTGTCTCTGACCTTTTGAAGCTGCGTGATCGCTACCGCGCGGAGGTCAGTTCGGCAGCAGCTGCGAAGGCTGGCCGGGGCTTGGGGCGCATTCATCGCGTGAGGTTTGGCTGATGGGCTTGTTTGGAAAGCGGAAAGCGCAGACGCGTTCGGAGCCGTCGCTCGCTGAGAGTTCGGTGCCGAAGGTTCCCAAGAAGCGCGGCGCACATCTTGGGCGCGGCGGTGGCACCTCGAAGCGTTTGTTCGACGCGGGTTCGTCCGATCGCCTGACCGGGTCGTGGTCGACCACACCTCTGACGGCCGATGATGTCATTCGGCGAAACCAGCGGGTTCTGGTCGCGCGGGCTCGGGAGCAGTCTGCGAATAATGATCATGCCAAGGCGTTCCTGCGCATGTGCCGTCAGAATATCATCGGGCCGCGCGGCATTCAGCTGCAGTCGCAAGCCAAAGACCCGGACGGGTCTCTTGATGTCGATGCAAACGCTGCGATCGAGGCGGCTTGGCGCGAATGGTCTAAAGCGGCAAACTGCGATGTGACGGGGCGGCTCCCCTTTCGGCAAATTCAGGCGGTCGCGGTTCAAACGGTCGCGCGCGACGGGGAGTGCTTCATTCAGCTGGTGACCGGCCGGGATGCCGGTCCCTGGGGTTTCGCACTGAACATGATTGATCCGCAGCGGTGCCCTTTGGATCTGGACGAGGTCAGCCTGCCAAATGGTCGCTTTGTGCGGCATGGGGTCGAGTTTAACCAGTTCGGGCGTCCTACCGCCTACTATTTCACCACGCTGAAAGCCGAAGAGAGCGACTATTCCTATGGCGGTCGCGCGTTCATCAGGATTCCTGCTGATCAGATCATTCACGCCTTTGTCACTGACCTGGTCGGGCAAAAGCGCGGCTTGCCCTGGATGTCGACGGCGCTCTGGCGGATGCAGCAGCTGAGCCAGCTGGAAAACGCAGCGCTTGTGAACGCGCGCGAAGGCGCAAACAAAACCGGGTTTTTCGAATGGGAGGAGGGCTATGGCCCTGAAGCCGTCGATGATCAGGGCGAGGCGGTCGAGCTGGAAATCGAAAGCGAGGCGGGCGTCTATCATGAGCTCCCGGCGGGCGCGCGTTTCAAGGCGAATGATCCGACCTATCCCTCGGGCGAGTTCGCTCAGTTCTCAAAGCACCAGCTGCGCGGCATCTCGGCGGGTCTCGGGGTGGCCTACAACAATCTGGCCAGCGATCTTGAGGGGGTTAACTATTCCTCGATCCGGCAGGGCACGCTCGATGAGCGCGAGCACTGGAAGGATCTGCAGGAGTGGGTTGTCGAGTCGGTGCTGTCGGACATTTTCACGCCTTGGATAAAGCGCGCGCTTTTGGCCGGCCAGATATCGTCCAAGGGCTCGCCTTTGCCAGCTGGCAAGCTGGACAAATTCTCCGAGGTCACGTGGCAGCCTCGCCGGTGGGACTGGATCGATCCCAATGCGGACGTGAAGGCGGCCGTCTTGGCGAAGAATAACCTGCTGATGTCGCCGTCTCAGATCATTCGTGATCGCGGCCAGGATCCACAAACCGTCTGGCGGGATATTGCACGGGATATCGCGGATATGCGCGCGGCCGGTATCCCGGAGGAAATCATTAACACTGTCGTGCTTCAAAACTCGGAGGGGTCCAATGGATCAGAAAAACCAGCCGGTGAAGGTGCCGGAAAACAAGGCGACGGGGACGCGGGTACTTAAGGCGTCGGACCTGGTCGGCCGGTCGCTTACTCGATCGGTGACTGTCGAGCAGATCAACGCCAAGGGCGAAAACGGGCGACGCGGGCTGTCGCGCCTGGCCGAGGTTCGCGAGGTCGACGCGGAGGCGCGCACGGTTGAATTGGCATTTTCTTCGGAGCTCGAGGTCGAGCGGTTCTTTGGGATCGAAGTTCTGTCGCACGATCCGGCTTCGGTTCGGATGGCTCGCATGGAGGGCGGCGCGGCGCTTTTGGTCAACCACGATTGGGATGATCAAATTGGCGTGGTCGAAAGTGCGCGGATCGATAGCGACAAGCGCGGCCGTGCGGTGGTGAAATTCGGGCGCGGTGTGCGCGCTGATGAAATCTTCCAGGACGTGGTGGACGGCATTCGTCGCCACGTCTCGGTTGGCTATCTCATTCACAAGATTGAGATCGAGGATCGGGCTGGTCAGGCCGATATGGTTACCGTGACCGATTGGGAGCCTTTCGAGGTGTCGATCGTCGCGGTCGCGGCTGATCCGTCTGTGGGTGTTGGCCGTGAAATGGGCTCGGGCGAACCGCCAGAGGAACCGGGCGCGCCCGCTGCTGATACTGACGATACAATTGCGGACGATGGTCGTGCCGCGCAGTCGCAAACACGGAGTGACGCTATGGAAAAGATTTTGCGGGACGGCGCGGGCAACCTGGTCCGCGCCCTGGTCGACGGTGATGGCAAAATTACCGAAGTTCTGGAAACACTGGAGGAGGCAGGCGAGGCAACTCGCCAAGGCCAGGCGGCAGGTTCGTCTGCCGAGCGCGTTCGCGTTCGCTCCATCATGGAAATGGGCGAGAAATATGGCGCCGACGATCTGGCGCGTGATTTCGTGAAAGACGGCAAAGGCGCGGACGAGTTTCAGCGCGCTCTGCTGGATCACGTTGACGGCGGCCGCCGGTCGGCATCGCCGCTGTCTGATCGCCACAATGTCGGTTTGAGCGATTCTGAGCGCGACTCGTTTTCCTTCATCCGCGCCATCCGTGCGCTGTCTGATCCGACAAACCGTCGCGCGCAGGAAGCAGCGGCGTTTGAATTCGAAGCGTCCGAGGCCGCGGCCCAAGCGATGGGGCGCTCTGCCGAGGGCATCATGGTGCCTCCGGAAGTTCTGACGCGTGCCGTCAACACGGACACCAGCGGGACGGCTGCCGGTGATACGGGCGGCAATGCGATTGCCACCACGCTGCAGTCTCAGTCTTTCATCGAAATGCTGCGCAATCGCGCGGCCTTTATGCGCCTCGCAACTCCGCTGTCTGGCTTGGTTGGCAATATCGACATTCCGCTGCAGTCGTCCGGTGCATCCGGCTACTGGATCGGTGAGGATGATGATGCGACCGAAGATGGTCTTGAGCTCGGGCAGCTGTCCATGTCTCCCAAGACCGTTGCGGCGTTCTCTGAAATCACGCGCAAGCTGCTTAAGCAGAGTTCGATGGATATGGAGGCGCTTGTTCGCCGGGATCTGGCCACTGCTCTGGCGCTGACCATCGACACGGCGGGCTTCTATGGCACCGGCTCGGGCAATCAGCCCAAGGGTATCAAAAATTATTCGGGCATCAACGCGGTTGATTTCGCGGGCGCGGCCTCGGGCGGCGGTGCGGCGCTGCCCACCTATGAGGAAGTCGTGCAAATGGAGAGCGCGATCGCGTCCGACAACGCGGACGTCAACTCGATGGCCTACGCTATGGGTTCCGGAATGCGCGGCCACATGAAAACGACCGAGCGTTTTTCGGGCTCCAATGGCATGCCCATTTGGGAAAACGGAAACACGGTTAACGGCTACCGCTCTGAAGTCACCAACCAGATTGTTCCTGGCGATCTGTTCTTTGGTAACTGGGCCGATGTGGTCGTGGGCATGTGGGGTGGTCTCGATATCACGGTCGATCCCTACTCCAATTCGAAGAAGGGCCGCCTGCGTATTGTCACCATGCAAGACGTCGACATCCTTCTGCGCCGCGTCGAGAGCTTCTGCTACGGCTCCGACGCCACCTGATCCCTCCCTGGGTAGGTCTGGTCGCCTGCGGGCGGCCGGGCTGTTTTCCTTCTCAATAATGGAGCTCTAAATGTCGAAAACTCACAAGTGCACGGTGGTCAAAGCGTTTGTTCATGGCGGCCAAATTCGCACGCCTCAGACGTCGCTCACTCTTTCCGAGGCGGATGCAAAACCGCTGCTCGAGGCAGGTAAGGTGGTTCTGGCAAAATCCGATGATCCGGACGATGCGAAGGGCGCCGCGAAGGCTGGCAAGAAAGCCGCCGCGAAAGACGACGACGACAAAACTACGCAGGGCTGACGGCTGTGCCGTCGCCATCGTGGGAAAACCTGGACGCCTTTCTGAGCCTCGATGAATTTGCGGTGACCGCGATCATTTGGGTTTCGGAGGGCGTTTCGCGTGAGGCCGTTGGAATTTTCGATGATCCCTATTTGGATTCGCAGCTCGGCGAATATCGCCTGGACACCTCATTGCCTCGTTTTCAATCGCGCGCGCCCTCGTTGGCCGGCATTGAGCGGGGCAATCGGATCACGATCGAGGGCGCAGAATATCTCGCGCTGGGCGTGCCCAAGTCGGACGGGACGGGCATGGCGACGGTCGAGCTGGTAAAGCAGGAGGCGGGCCTTGCTGCATTTTGATTTCGACGGCTCTGAAATGAAGCGGATTGCGGACGAATTCGGGGCTACTGAAAAGCAGCTGCGCTATGCCTATTCTCGGGCGCTGCGCCGCACTGCGTTCAACATGAAAACCCAAGCGCGCAAGGGGTTGCGCGAGCGGCTCGGGCTGCGCTCAGCTTCGGAGCTGCGGAAGCGCATGGCCGGGTTCAAGTTCAAGCGCGGCAGTGGGTCCGATCTGGGCGGGGTCCGGATGTGGTTCGGTCTAAACGATTTGCGAGCCTCGGCTTTCAAGGGCCGGGCCAAAGACACGAGCGGTGGGGCCTCGATCGCGGGCCGATCTGTGCCGGGCGGGTTCGTGGCGAAAAACTCCAAAGGCCAGCGCACTTTGATGCGGCGGGTCGGCACCTCGCGCTATCCCATCGCCGAGGCGCGCATTGATATCGAGGATGTGGCGTCGCTCTTTGTCGAGGACGAGGTCTTTGATGAAATCGAAGAGGTGTTTTTCAAAAACTTTCGCGCTGAAATCCGGGCGCGGACAATCTATGAGGTGGGCGCGTGAACGCTGACACGGAGATCGATCTGGACGCGCTGCATGATGCGGTGGTCGCCGCGATCGTGGCGGGCATGCCGACCGTTGCGTCGGTGCAGTCTTATCCTTCTGAGCGGACGGCACTCGAATTGCCAGCGATCCTTGTGGATCTGGAAGATATGGAGGCGGCGCCGGAGGTTGATCCTGGCACCGAGCAGCTGGCGGTTCTTACGCGGTGGCGCGCGCGGCTTATCCTGGGCTTTCGGACGGCGAATGTTCACCGGCAGGTTCGCAAAGGCGCTGGGCAGCTGGCGCATCTGGTGCATCTCAATCGGTGGGGCATGCCGGTTGGACCTGCGCGCGTCACAATCGTGGGGCCCGATCCCTTTGATCCTGATCTGGATCAGTATGAGGCGTGGGTGGTTGAATGGGAGCAGGTCGTGCATCTCGGGCCGTCTGTCTGGGCTGATGAGGGTATTGTGCCGCAAACGGTCTACCTGGGTCTTGAGCTGGAAACCGGGCCGGAAAACATCGACAAGTATATCCAGATCGAGCCTCCGTTGTGAGTTACGCGGCGGGTGAAGCCGAGCGGCGGTCTGCGAGCATGGTGCGGGTTGGGCGGGTCGTGTCGGTCGATCCTGGCATTGCGCGCGCTCGGGTCACGTTTGGGTCCGGTTCCGAGACGGCCGAGCTGCCATTCATGGCCGTGCGCGCGGGTGCGGCTCGGGTCTGGGCGCCGCCCACGGTTGGCGAGCAGGTTTGGGTTCTCTCCGAAAGCGGGGAGACTGCGCAGGGCGTGATCCTTGGCGCGGCGTTTCAGGACGGCATTCCAGCGCCGTCAGCGAGCGGAGAGGCGGTTGAGGTGCACTTGGGTGACGCGAGCCTCATCATCGAGCCTGCGCGCATCCTTATGCGGGTTGGCGGGGTGTCTGTGACCATATCGGCCGCCGGGCTGGCCGTGACGGGCGGGTCTGTCACGCATAATGACAAAAATATAGGCGACGATCACGTTCACTCTGGTGTTCAGCCGGGCGGCGGCACTACGGGTGAGCCGGTCTGAAGCGCAGAAGGCCAGGCATGCCGCTTGACTGGTCTGTGTGCGTATATGGGCGTCCTTCTAAATCTGATCACTTTAGATCTTTTTGTGCCGACGTAGCGAAGGTCAGGGAAGTGCCCAAAATAACCTCCTTGCTTATGAACAGCTGTACAGTTGCGGCACAGCAGGGGGGGTCGACATGATCGGCCCTTAGCCGACCTTGGTGGTCGGCGCAGCGAATGTCAGCAAAGACCCCGACTTGATCGCGTTAATCCAAACTTGTTTCGCTGTCTGCCTGGGCGT